GAGGGATGCGCACGGGCTCGTCGATGAGAGCACGCCGCGAAGATTTGTTGGCTGTTGCCATGTTTGAAAATTCTCCATTGTTGAAACGCCAATAACGGGGACCGAAGCCCCCGTTATTTATACGAACAAAACCAAACCAGTCAGGACCTGTTACAGGCCGTCGCGGTAGGCAAAGGTTTCCGGGTAGACCACCTCGGTCACACCCAAGCGGCAGTAGTAGGTCGACTTGTGGAAGATCGAGTCGTACTGGACCGGGGTGCGCTGCAAGGCCGTCATCGGGAAGCGGACGTACTGCTTCTGCTTGTTGTAGGCCACCATGCGGTCAACGGTACCCAAGGTGCCGATGGTGCCGCCAGAGCCTGAACCGATGGCCCACTTGACTGGCTGGATGTTGATGTTGCCTTGGCCACTGGCCTTGACAATGTTGTTCTCCAGCAGGTACTTGAGAATCGAGACCGAGCCCGCCGACGAAATCAGCTGGGTGCTGATGTAGCCGTACTGGGCCGGGGGAATGCGAATCTCGTTGGGCATGACCGCCCAGCCGCTGGTGGACCAAGCGCTCTGGAGCATGTCATTAACGTCCTTGAGGATCTCGGACGGAGTCTTGAGAGTCCAGAGGGGAGAGGCACCGGCGCCGTTGACCACGTTGGAAATGTTGGTCACCAGAGCGCTGTTCATGAGGCCACCAACACCGAGGCTGGAATCACCCACGTAGGCCTGCTCGTCCACGTCCATGCTGTGCTTCAGCTTGAGCGCTTCGTACTTCTGGTCGTCAATGGGCCGACCCAGCTTGGCGGCAGACTCCAGTTCGAGGGCGGAGAACTTGATCTCCAGGCCCCACGGGGTCAAGGGCTGTGGGTACTTGCCCGTATCCACGCCGACGCCGCCAATTTGGTCCGTGGCCTTGCCGATCCAAGCCTTGCCGTTGCGGACGCCGTTACCGGCACCCAGGTTACCGGCGCTGCCGAAGGAGGTCAACGTGAAGCTGGACTGCTCGTCGGCAATGGTCACGTCCTCACGCAGAGGAATGTCACGCGACCAACTGACGGAGGCCAAAGGCATGTGCAGGGTCTGGTCAAGGCGTTCCAGTTCCCCGATCAGGAAGGCGCCGGTCGAGTCGACAGTGCGATACTTCTCGCCCATGTTCCAGAGGCCGTCGTGGGTACGGTAGGCGTGGTCAAAGACCTTGCCGCGGTGATTCCCGTAGGAGTCCGAGGCTTGTGGTCCCTGGCCGTCGAAGGTCATGTGGTCGAGTGTGCGGGCGCGCACGAAGCCCGGTTGGGCAATCAGTGCAGCAGCCGCAGCCATCGAGCTGACGCGGAAGAGTTTCTTGGTCATGTTGCTGTTTCTTTCAAAAAGTCTGTGGGTTGTTGGTCAGCGGCTTACGCGGCCCACACCTCGATCTCACCAATGCCGTTGGAGTCGCAAGGACCGTTCCAGCGGGCGTTGGTGATGGCGATGGTGTTGGCGCCGTTGTTAATGGACTCGAAGCCACCCTGAACGTGGGCGCCAGAGCTTGCAGTCACCCAGATGTAGACAGCGCCAAACTTGGTGGGCTGTTGGGTGGCAAAGTTGTTGCAGCGGGCCAGGATGAAACCTTCGCGCAGCACATCGATGACGCCAGAGGTGGGAGGAGTCGCAGCTCCAAGGGCCGCACTCATGCCGCCCGTCGTCTGCTGGACCGGGTAGGGTCGCACCAACACACCGTCAATCTTGGTCACGGCGGTGTCCGTCGCCAACACACCACGGTAACTATTGGCCGCCGTATTGCCGATGACCGGGTCACCATAGAGCCGCACCGGGTTGGTCACGTCCATGAGGCCGGGCAAGTTGCTGAACGGATGGGTTCGGTTGACGTCGCCGGCAAACCCGGCACCCATGCGGAAGCTGAAGGCCGTGTCGCGCGTGGCCCACCGGGTCTGGACAGGGAACAGGATGGAGCTGAGTTGGAACAAAGGCGTCAGGAAAGCAGCCACGACTGTGACCACCGGTTCTTTCACCTTGGCGACTGCATCAATGACGTGGCCCGCCATGATGAGGAGGAAGGCCATGAAGGCCATGACGATCGTTTTCATGTTTCGATTTCTTTCAGGGAGTTGAGGGAAAGGGGTTACTGACTAGCGGCCAGTTTTTGCTGCGCTGCCCAGAACGCTTCGTTGGCTGCGTTGATCTCGGCAATCGACTTGGGTCCCGTCTTGACAGCCTTGGAGTCGTCAGACTGGTGGGAGCCCATCGCACCGTCACGGGCCTTGGCTGCTGCATTGTTGGCAGTGGCCTTGACCGTAGCGGCGGCGTTGAA